AAAACCGTGTCGTCCACATCAGCAAGCAGCTCGCGGAAGCTCACGGTCAGAGCTTCAGGTGGATGATTGCGCGGGGGCGCGTGACCATGTGCAAGGGGTTGGACTGGGCTTCGCCCGCAACGCCTTTCTTGAAGGGCAGGACTTCAACCTGGCCGTAGTACGGCAGGCCTTCGGTGTTCACGGTGTCCATGTAATCTGCCGGCGCGAACCGCGAGATGCAGAGGCCAGGCACACCTTCGGGCACCAAACGGGCTTCATCGTCCGGGATGAAAGAGGTGCCGTTGACCTTGCCGCGATAGCGCTCCCACAAGATCCCGCCGAATTCGAATGCCTCTCTGCCGTCTGCACGCAGCGCCGAGGCGTACTGGCTTCCCTCATATGTCTTGGCGACGCTGCGGTGATCAATCAGTGCGCGCCAGAAGTTCTTGCCGCAGAACGCACGTGCCCCGCTGGTGGTGGTGGCCCCGAGTGCTTCTTCCTGCGCGTCCAGCGCCTCGACGCATTTCACGCGAACCTTTGTTTCAGCGTTCGCCAGCTCCATCTGCACCACCACGGGCTGCAGGCCGAACCGTTCAAAGATGTTCAACAGGATGGTCGTGCCGTCAGCATCAAGCACATGACCGCTCAAAGCTCCCATGCGGTGAAACTCGTGCGTCGCGTCGAGCTGCCGTCGGGCTTTGGCCAAACGCTTGTTTACAACGTCCTGCACCGCCTGCAGCTCGGTTTGTGAGCCGAACGCGCGGATGCCTTGAATCTCATCAGCACGAATGGTGAACGTCTCGGGCAGATGCACCGTGTTGAACGGCAGCAGAATCCGCTTGCTGCCATTGACGATGTGGCCAGTCGTACCGCGCTCACCTGCAGGGACCAGCGCCAGGGTGTCGCCGTCTTTTTCAACCTGGACGGTTACGGTGTTGACGCCCTCTTCTTCAAACAGCCCCAGCTCAGCCAGTCGGCCTGGCACAAAAGGCTGCTCGTTGATCGCGGCGGTCAGCGCGGGTACGGTAAAGGCGTTTTCTTCAAAAATCTCGATGGCAGCCATGAAGGCCCTCCAGTAATGCAAAACCCCGCACAGCGGCGGGGTTTGGTTGGGTTCTGCTCGCCTCAGCGAACGATGATGAAGTGGCTGGCCAGCGCCTTCTCGGCATCCAGATCCAGCCCGGTGAGCAGCGACTCGGTAACCTCAGCCAAGCGCACAACGGCGCGGCCTCGGCGCTCCTCATCGGAGGCAGGAACGCCCGCGAACAAGATGCACTTGGCGGCCTCGCTGCCATCCTCGGCCTTCGGATCGTAGGCCGTCAGCAGCCCACTCGCGGTGATCTGGCCGAGGACCTGCCCAGCCGGCAGTGCCACACCAGCCGCCAATGCGATGGCCTCGCGCGAGATCTTGCCGGCTCCCTCGGACAGGAGAAATTCACCGGCATGCACCGGTTCTACATAGGTCTTGCTCATGTTCAGGCTCCTTTGCCAGAGTGTTGTCGAGTCGCCTGCCGCCGAGCGGCGTAGGTACTTGTGGGTGTGGGGATCTTGGGCTGGACCGGTTCAATCTCGTCGTCAGCAGGCGGCAGGCTGTTGTCGATCTCGAAGCCCTTGCCAGCGCTAACCAGCTTGTCGAACAACCGCGCACGCACTGCACCGGGGTCCAGCCCGGCCTGCACGAACTCAGCCGTCATTTCTGGAAGGCGAGCAGCGACACACAGGTCCCGCACCGACTTGGCACGGATCAACGCAGCCTGCACGGTCGCTTCGTCAGCCAGCTTGGTGGACGCAATCAGCGGCGCGACCAGGTTACTGATACCGGCCGTGGCGCAGGCCTGGGTGATCATCAGGGCCAATGCAGTTGAATCGGCCTCGGTCGGCGAAGGCGGATCACCAACTGCCGACGGATCTTCTTGAACCAAAGGGTCGGCCTGGCTGGCTGTGAGCTGATCCAGCAGCGCCTGCGGCGTCTGGCGATACCGCGCCATGGCAGCCCCCTGCCCTAGGCAGGCTTGAACCTTGACGCCGTTGCCGATCTCATCAGCCAGTCCCAGGGCAAGTGATTCCTGAGCCGTGAGCCAGGTCTCGTCGTTGACCATGCGCCGCAGCTCAGCATCATCGATGTCCGGCGCTTTGGCCTTGTAGGCCGCGATGATCGCCTCGAAGGTCTGATCGAGCACGTCCGCCACACGGCGAAGATCCTCGGCATCGCCACCCGCAAAGGTCCAGGGGTTGTGAATCATGAACATCGCATTCGATGCCATGACAATGCGATGCGCACCGCAGGCCGCTACGCTGCCGGCACTTGCGGCTAGCGCGTCGATCCGGGCAGTGCATCGTTCACCGAGTCGGCTAAGTGCGTTGTGGATAGCGAGGCCGTCGAAGAGGTCACCGCCGATGGTGTTGAAGGCGACGACAACTGGCGAAGCTCCATCGTCTGCAGCTTTGAGATCCTGAATGAACTGGCTGGCCGTGATACCCCACGTGCCAATCTCGCCGTAGATGAAGATCTCGATAGTCTTCGATTCAGACTCGCTCTCAGCCGTGGCGTTGATCTTGTACCAGCTCTCGTCCTCCACCTGCAGAGCGGTCTTGGCCTTGTTGAAGATGCGAAACGGCATCAACTTTTTCATTTGGTTTCCTTTTGCTCGGACTCATCGGCATCGTCATCAATTGCCGACAAGGTGCTGTAGTTGAGACCTAGCGCGTGTGCACGGGCGATGTCGGCGGCGTTTTCTTCGTCAACGATTTCAGCGTCGGTGCCCGCTCGCAAACACATCTCGCTGCGTGAGGTGAAGCCCGCCCGGACCTCAAGCATTCGGGCTTGAACGTCCTGAACCGGCTGGATGTAGGCCCAGCCTTGCGGTACCCAGCGGGTGCGCAGGTACTCGCGTCGCCGCTGGGTGTAGTCCGCCAGATCGAGGGCGCCAGACAGAACAGCCATGTCCATCCAGGCACGCCGCACTGGGCGACACAACTGGTGGACGTACACCGAGAACTGGAGCTGCTCCAGCCGGCGGCGGAACTCATTGAGTACAACCCTGATCACTCGGTCGTTAACCCCGCGCATGTCGCCGGTCATCAGCTCGTAAGGCAGCCCCGCACCCGCAGCTGCAGCGGTGAGCTGCTGCCGCATGAAATCGGGGTAATTGTTGCCGCCATCTGGCGGGTCCGAGAACTCAACCTGCTCACCCGGCAGCAACTCCTGCATCGTGCCGGGTTCCAGCCCCACCATCGGCGTGAAACCGTCGCGGTCGTAGCTGACGGGTGCCCCGGTCACCATGTCCATCTGCGGCGGGCCTTCCGGTGCAGGCTTGCGGATGAAGCCTGCGAACAGGTTGGCCACTTCCTGACGAAATAGGACCGCGTCGTCGTAACTGTCCAGGCTGCGCAACCGCTTTAGTACCGGCGCCAACCGGGGAACGCCCCGCAGTTGACCAGGTTCCAGTGACTCGAAGATGTGCAGCATCTGCTCGGCTGGCACACGCACCAAAGCGTTGTACCCAGCATTGAGCGAGGTCTTGTCACTGGGATGGTTGCGATAGCACCAGTAAGCCACGCGCCGCCCGATGCTGTTGAACTCGATGCCGGCACGGATCACGTTGCCGGATCGGGTCACCTCAAACTTGTCGTGTGGCACGAACTCGGGGGAAAGGCACTGCAATTGCAGGGGCACCGCCAGGCCATCCTCGAGACGCCGAGGACGCAGGCGCACGAAGCACTCGCCCGATTGTTCGACCGTTCGCGCCACCAGCGCCTGCTGGCCGTAGAAGTCGGTCAGCTCATCGGCGTCGGACTCGTCTACCCAATCCTCCCACAGCACCTGCATGATTTTGCGCAGCGCCTTGTCGGTGAGCCTCGGCTGCGGCGTGATGCCCGTGCCAATGAGGTTGCTGACCCGCTTGTCGATGACGTTGGCCGCATACGGGTCATTGCGCACCGCCGCGCGCGAACGCGAACGCAGGTTGCGCAGGGCCGGCATGATCAGACTGTTAGGCCCAGTATCGGGCGCATCCCAGTTTGATGACCGCCGCCCCTCGGCAGCGCCTTCGTAGCTGGCCTTGATCCGTTCGGGAACCAGTACCCCGGAACGGGTAAGGGAAATGTAACGGCCGCTCACAAGCCCTTACCTCCGTGGTAAAGCCGGACAACGCGGGAACGCGGCCCCGCAGCTTTGGCAAGTTCGGTGCGGATCAGGCCACGTGCCCTGACCAGCTCGTCGACCGAGCGATACTCAACCGTGCGGTCGCTGTATCGAACGACCTTTTCGCCGCGCGCAATCGCACGCTCGACAGCGTCGAGGTGTGCTTGTGTGTATGCCATGTCAGCGTCTCTTCAGATAGCCGCTGCTCGAGCTGCGGCGTTGCATTGGTTTAGGTGCCGGTCGCGGCGGCGGGGGTGGAGGCGGCGATGCAGGCCGGGCTGGCGGCGGCGTGGTGTCGCGAGGGGTAGCCAAGTCGGATGGATCATCGTCCTCGTCTTGATCATCAGCCTCTGTGACTGGCGGCTGCACAGCAACCGGTTCATCGAACAAACCAGCCTGAGCCAAGGCCTGCCGAAGCTTGTCCCAGTCGTGCTCGCCGTAGCGGTGCAAGTTGAGGTAATAGGCCATGGCGAGGTTGTACACCATGAGGTCAAGCGCTTCGTTTCGGTCTGCCTTGCCCTTTACCCACTCAATCCGCTTGTAGCCTTTGACGTAGCGAGCAACCTTGCGCTCGGCGACGCACTGCTGGAAGAAGTCATCAGGCAAGTCCTTGGCAAAGTGCAGCGCACCTGGTCCGGTCTCGAAGCTGTAGCGGTTGTAAATCCAATCCTTGGCGGTGTCGGTCCCGATCATCCACAGCTCGGCGCCGTGGCGTTCGGTTTGACCTTTCCAGGTCACATCCACCAGCGAGGGCCGCTGAGCAATGACCGGTCGCCCCGGTTTGCTCGCGCCCTTGATGGCGAAGATGTTGCGCCAACGTCGCACTCGGCAGAACTGGTAGACCTCATGGGTGTGGTGACCACCGGAGTCGATGCCCGTTGCCAGAATGCCGAGGGCAACGCCGCAGGGATGGCGGTACCGCACCTTGAGCCGCTCATCGAGCAAAGCCCAGGTACGGTCGTCGGCTGGATCGCCGGGGATGACCTGGTGGTCTACCACCCACCGTTCCATACCAACGCCCCAACCGATCACCATCAACTCAAGGCGGTTGGCCTGCACATCGACAGCGGCAGTCAGCCCCAGCACACCAAGCGTCAACGAACCGAGGACGTAGTTCTCCTGGAGCGCGCGGGCTTGCAATACGTCGGCCTTGGTCTGCTCGACCGCACTGTCCCAGACCTTGGCCAAACGGGTGTTGTAGAACACCTGCATGGGTTCAAGATCACCCCGATCCTGGGCCCGCTTGGCTTTCTGAAACTGCTTGGCCAGCGCTGACCAGGAGGTCCAGCCCAACGGCGCATACAGCGCGTTGAGGTGGAAGCCTACCGTTTCGCCGTCGCCTTGGGCGTGACCACGCCACTCACCCTTGGCCAGCATTTCACCCTTATGGTGCTCTTCGATCAGCACGTCACATTCGAGGCCGGCGCACTGGTAGTGAACCGTAGCGAAGTCCGCCGAGTAGAGCAGGCGTTCCCACTCCAGCGTTTGCATGTGCCCGCAGGACGGACACGGGACGTAGAAGTGTCGCTGATCGCTGGCCTGGAACAGGTCGTCAATCCGTGACGCGCCCTTGATG